CCATGATATCTTTCATGTACTGCTCAGCTTTTAACTTAGGTAAATTACCTACGTCAATATAAAATATTCTTCTCTCAGGTGCTCTACTTAGTCTATAAATGACCAAGGAGTCTGCCATCATCTTTAATTGGTTAACAGGCTTAATTGCTTTATGCAAGTAACCAAGCATAATGTTTTTATCTAGATCAAGTAGACCAGATGGACAGAATGCAATTGCATCCACATTGATCTTAATACCTGATGTGCCTGTAGCGGGAGCAGATGTCATGGACTGCGTTAGCCCTTTTTCATTGTATACGTAGAACTCTTCGATCTTCGATACAATATCAACACCAGTCTGCTGGTTCTTCTCTTTTTTAATTTCTCTTAGCTTCCTGATCTTACGTGGATCAACAAAGCGAAGTTCTTGAATACCCTTCTTCATCTGAGAAGGGTTAACTACTTTTTGATAGTATACTCTACCGTCAACGTACCATCTTCTAAAAATATCATGCGCTTTGTCTTTGAAGTCCAACATAGAAAGGATTTCTTCAAACTCAGCATGAATAGAGTTCTTTATACTATCAGAAAGCTCCAGACTGTCTAAGTCTAGAGTTACTGGTTCCTCGCTGTCAACTGCAGCGATAGCTTCTGTTACAATTTCTTCAATTGCGGTATCAACGTCTGGGTAGTTAGATATTTCTCTGTAACGAGAAATCAGCTCGGCTTCTGACCGAGCTGATGCATCGATGTCTACGTAGGTGCCGAAGTAACCACCGGCCGAAACCGTGGTTGCTCCGTCATCTGACATAGGAGTTATAAAAGATTGTCTCTTTAACTCCTGTTGCTTATCCTCACGACCAATTGTAAATCCGAAGAGATTAATTGCCATTATGTATATGTCTCAATATAATTAGCTGCGGTTAAAAATACCACCAAAATTCACGATACCACCAAGCGGGTTGCTAGATACTTCGAAATGTTGATATTGGAATGTCACAGTGAACTGTGAAATTTGATCGTTAGCACCGAAGTCTAGAGCAACTGGAGATAGATCAACTGGGAAACCATTTACAAGTTTATAAGACTTGAGAATGTTGCCGTTTCTGTCCAATTGGTATATATCCATGTCGCGTTGATATTCGGAGGGTTGTAATCTACCGAACTTAGCTGCAAGGTCTTCCATACCGTTCATCCACTGCTCAATTGCTGTTCTAATGGACATTTCTGCATCGTTAAGAACTGTGATTGTATATGGTTGAAAAATACGATCGCCAACGAATTTTACTTCGCGGCCTCTGTACTGAACAATAGCAGGGTTAACTGTTTGTCCAGGTAATTCAGCAATGTTTACTAAAAAAGGTGATCTTGCAACCGCGATCGACTGTCCACCAACATAAGTTGGGTAAGACAATTGAACCGCAAACTGGTTGGGACGAGCACCGCCATTAGTAAGAGCTGATTTGAAACGCTCTACGTTAAATGTTGTCATTTGTACTCTCCTTTATTAAGCGCCGACTTCTTCGAAAGAAATACCGGAACGGGTTGCAACAAAGTTAAGCTGAATGAAGTTAATCGCACGAGCTGGCTTGACGAAGATATCTGCAACGAATTCGTTGCGATCTATCACACCACCTGTGTTATTTGATTCATCACATACAACTTTGTATTCTGTGATACCGCGTCTACCTTGTACATCTCTTAGGAAGGGCTCAACAAGATTGCGGAACTGCGCTCTTGTGAAACCATCGTTAAATTCGAATAACTGGAACTTAGCGGCTGTTGCGATTGCTTTTTCTAGAACAATGAACAATCTACGAACGTTGATTCTATCAAAAGCGGATGGCTTAGATTGAAGTGTTCTGTCACCGTAAAGTACAGTACCATTACCTGGGAATGTTACCACAGGGTTAATACCTTTCTTATAGATGATATCGCGATCGGCTTTGCCTGGTGAGTATGCTAGCTTAACAACGTTCTTAATCTGACCGCGGTTAAAACCAGCTGGAGAGAACCAAGGATCAGCAACGAAGTCTGTTCTAACTGCAGAACCAGCAACGTCACCGTTTAGCGGTACCCAACGATATACGTCATTGTATCTATCGTACTGATATTTCCAACCAGAGTCAAGTACAGCGTATGAGCTTGAAGGTAAGCTATCACGGAATGTAACTAGGTTAGCTGCTTCCTGACCAACTGCACCGTATACGGTTGTTAGTAATGGTGATGCAAATACAACGCAATCTCTACGAACTTCAGCAATTGAGCCAATTGCGTAGCTTATTGTTGCTGCAGATACGGCACCTAATGGAATCAACGATACATCAACTGCTTCGTCGTTTGCAAATAATGCAAGACCGGCTTGTACGTTACCATCAACAACCGATGTACCAACTGTACCGTTACCTAAGTTAACTGTAACGTTAGCTGATGTGTTTGCAAATGCAATACCTTGGGCAGTTGTACCCCAGTTTGTACCAGCTGCTGGGTGAGATGCCCAGTAAACATACTTAGATGTTTGGTTAATAAGGTCTTTATAGTACATTGAAGTACCATCTGGACGCTTACCATCAGATGCTTTAGAAGCATATGAGAACTTCTCTAATACAGTACCTGCAGTTCCGGAGAACAGACCGTCTTTATCGATAACGATAACGTGCAATTCGTCATTTGAACCACTGAAGCCTGCTGCGTAAGGAGAGGTATCGGGTCTGCCGTCAAATTGTGTACTGTACTCCCACGCTGCAAATGATGCACCGTCAGCCATAGAGACTCTTAAAGAGTTGCCTCTTGAGCCTGGGAATCTTGCTACGAATGCGCCAAAATACGCATTACCTGCAGCATACGTTGCAAGGTAACTATCTTCATTGTTAATTAGCGGTGCAGTATTACCTGCCGCTGCGTTCTTTGCTCCTGCTCCAACCACGCGAACCACTTGCAGGTTATTACCGTAAGATAAGAAGTTTGCTGCGGTAAAGAACGATGTGAAGTTTGTATCGTCTGGTTTACCGAATCTCTCAACAAGAGAGTTCTCCGAATCTACTGTGGTAACCTGTAAAACGGGTCCCCATTGGAAGGCGCCAGCAAAGCCGCCGGCTGTAGTCGAGACTGCAGGAACGACCGATGTTAGGTCTTTCTCAGTCACTAACACGCCTGGTGAAAGCTGAAATGCCATCTTATTCTCCTTATTATGTTTAATCTATCATAACAAAAATTTTCTACCTTATATTTATATTTTTCGATTCTTGATGTTCACCACTGACTTTCACGAGAAAAGTCTTTGAGGTCTTTCTGATATGCATCAGTAAACCAAATATCACCATCCACAACCTGAGGTAAATGCTCTTCAGGTACACCACTATCGAAAAATCCAAATGGGGTCAGCTCTTCTTCAATTTGTTTTATTTGAGAGCCGTATAACGCTTGTCTGTTGTTTGCATTCATTAAATCCTTGAACATCACATCATTTGATGCCCAAGAAAATAACACTAAAGTCATAGTTAAATCATCATGATATCCTTCATCAGCTTCAAACGTACCATTATGCTCGATGAATGTTGAAAGCTCAGAGATTATATTCTCATCAAATATAAGCAACTTATTGGTTTCAACCAACGATTTGAGAGTTGCACACCCAATTCGTTTAATCTGTTTTGTCGTTCTAACACCTAGATTGGAGTTCTTTCCAGAAGCAGACAATGTTTGACCGTATCTAGAATCGCTTCCAACCCAAATAATATTCTCATACTCTAAGTCGTTATGAATAATATCAGCAACCTGCTGTCCGATATCATTAATCTCAACCAAGATGTATGCACTGTTATAGTCTTTTGCAACCTTATGAATAATCGTAGGGTATAGTAAAGGACTGATTTTATTATCTCTATATTTAGCTACTACAGAATATGGATAATCCGTTGTATCAATTACTGTAAATGCTGAGTAGTCTCCTCCGACACCTCTTGAGGTATCTACTACCATAAAGTATGCTTTGTTCTCTTTTGGTGATTCAATAATATCTAAGCCATCTTTAGAAAACTCATAGGACTTAGGTGATAAACGACCAATGGTATCTGCTGCAATAAGCGTATTAGATGAACCAAGGAATGTACATAGTACCTCTTGGTTAAACTTAAGTTCTCCAAGAACAGCTTTTTGATCAGCAGCCCATTTTTCATCTCTACCCGGAATTTCCCAATAAGGTATTTGTAATGGAACAAAACCATTTCTTCCTTCTTGCGCATCATTCCAATA